GCCTTTGCCTGTCCACTTTCTGTCATATATTATTTTCCCGTTATCTAAAACTTCTTGCTTAATGCTTACTAAACCTAATTCAGAATATTTAGAATATAAAAGCCATGTTTTATTTTGTTTGTACTGTATCTTCTTTTCTGACAATAAATTGTTAAGCTTTGTAGCACTACTTAACCCTAATTCCTTAGCAATTTCTGATGTTGTGTACAACTTATTTTGATGTACTAGCTTGTCCCTTTGCTTCTCTGCTTCTAACCTTGCAGCTCTTTCCTCTTTCAATTTTGTTGCAGCTGCTATAAGTAAATCTGGATTATCTAACAATTCATCTGTTGCATACATTCCGTATTTTCTCATGCTTGGTAATACTTCTGTCGCTAACCACATTTGAAACTTTTTAGCAACATCATTATTTGCTTTCATTCCAAGTAGATAAAATAAGCTTTCTGGAATGTAATCATCTTTCCCCACAAGTGGAGAATTTCCAAACTCACTGATAAATCCATTAACCCTCTCCCATTTAGGATATTTTTTATTATTTTTAATTTGATACCAACCAAAGCCTATAGCTGTATCTTCTGCATTTAAAGAAATACTTCTATCTTCATTTTTAATTGCTCTTACTTCAAGTTCTAATTCTTCATTAATGAATAATTGAACTCCTTCTTTTCTTTGATATTTTACATCTTCCATCTTTTTATCCTCCATTATCTTTATATTCAACGGTATTTTTCGCCATTATGTTATTTTTAAAAGGCTTATCGCCTTATCTAGTCTTTATATTTACTTTTTCTACATCATTTTTCGCACATTCGACCTTTTAAAAAGGCTTTTCAGCCTTGCTTGTCTTATGTTTAAAATTCACTTTGTTAAAATACTATTCATCGCAGCACTTATTACACTTTCTTTAATTTCATCTAAAAGTACTATGCAATAATTCGGTGTTGCTTCTGGATTAGCTTCCAATATTTTTTCTACTATCTCCTTCTTCAATTGCTTTCTTTCCTCTAAATTCATACTTTCCTCCTACTTTTATAAAATCTTCTTCTGTCCAACCCCTTATCTTAAAAATCTCTGTTGCCCACATTTCACCAAAAGTAATTTCTAAAGCGTTAACTAAACCTTGATAATATCTTTGTGAAATTTCATTTATCTTTTCTGGATCTTCAACTGGATTTAAACAAACAGCCTTAAACTTACTTCCTGGCATTGTAAATATTTCTGTTCCTATCCCCATATTTTACCTCTTTAAAATTTTATTAAGATATAATATTCAAATTTATAATTTTGGTTAAACTAAATTTGTATATATTTTTATTCCTATTTGGGAACTTTACTTTTAAAAAAAATATCCTCTATACTCTCACCAAGTAATTGTGATATTTTATACGCTTCTTCTAATTGTATTGGACTTACACCTAACTCTTTCTTTCTGTATGTAGATATAGGCATTCCAATCCATGAAGCAAATTCCTTTTGGGTTAAATCGTGTTCTACTCTTAACCCTCTTAACCTTCTTAAGTTAATCATTACTCCCCTCCTTAATCCCGATTGGGAATTGGTATATTTATACTATAATCTCATTTTGGGAACATGTCAACACTTTTTTGTTAAAAAAATACTAAAATTGGGTACTTTTATTCCCAATATGGTTATTGAGCCTTATAATTTTAATTAAGGAGGTGTTCAAATGGCAACTTTTGCAGAAAGATTAAAAGAATTAAGAAAAGAAAAACAACTTACCGTTGAGCAACTTGCTAATAATATTGGTAGTGCCAAATCTACAATTTCAAGATATGAAAATGGAAGAGAACCCAAAGGCGATATCATAAGGTTGCTAACAGACTACTTTGATGTTTCTATAGACTACCTAATGGGTGTGAGTGATATAAGAACACCTATTGTAAAAAATGATAACAAAGAACATAAACTATCACCAGAAGTAGAAACAATAGCAGCTCACTTAGAATCTAAAGATAAAGAAATTACACCAAAGAAAATGAAACTGCTTAAAAGTTATATAGATACTTTATTTGATGATTTTGATGATGAATAGATAAAATTTAAATAAATCTAAAATACTTTAGATAAAATAATTAATTAAAGGGATGGGATAAAATGTTTGGAACTAAGAAAAAAAAAGTTAGTGAAAAGGAACTAAGAGCTATTGCTTGGGAAGAGTTTAAAAAAGAAATGTTACCAAAGATATTAGAAGAAGCAAAAACACCTGGTACATATCCAACAAAAATAAACGTTGCTCGTACTGGTGAAGGTCATTTTGTACAAGTTGGTAAAACCACTGCTGAAGCAACACAATTTATAAACAGTATAGTATGTCATAGATGTCAAGTAATGAATATTTCAACTAAAGCTGATAAAAGTTTATTAGATCAATACATAGTTACTTATTGGTATATAGATGGCGAAGCTAAAATATATAATGAAATCTATAATAGAGTTAAATCTGAAAATTCTTAAATATACGTTCTATATAGATACTTTATTTAATGATTTTGATGATGAATAGATAAAATATCAAACAATCTAAAATACTTTAGATAAAATATAAATTAAGGCTTTAAAGCTATTTATTTTTAACTTTAACACAAAAGTAATTTTTATATTAAATACTAAATAGTACATTTAATCTTATTTGATTACACAATTATACGCTACTAAATAAATATCTTATTTAAAATATTTATTTATTTTAACGGAGGCAGAAAATGATTAAAAATATATCGGATTTCAATAAATTTGATAATGTTATAATAACTAATGATAATATTGAAAAAATAAGAAAAAAGTTAGATATAAAAGAATATATCCCATTTACAGGGATATTCAATGAATGTGTTTTTGTATTTAAAGAAGGTTATAGTAATCACTATATATACTATAGTCAAGTAAGCAAAAAAATATCCCATCTTGAAAGCTATAGTTATGAAAAAGGAAAGTTAATATTCGAATGTTCTTTTGATTTAGACTTTAATATAAATGGTTCTTTTTTATCAGATAGAATAGTTAATATAAAAAAAGGATTAAGATTTATAAAAATATCTAAAGACCAATTACAGTCTTATATAAATTATATATCATGCAGATATGCTGGTGTTATTGGGTATTTTTACTTGATTGAAAAAAATAGAAAAAACATATCATTAGATACTACTATTATCCCTATACAAAATAATAATCATAATATCCAAGAACAAAGTGAACAAAAAATACAATATTACAAAAATGTTATAAAATTTGAAGATATTGATATAACAATAAAAACTGCTAATCCTACTTTATTAGATATATTTAAAAAGAAATATAATAAGCATACAGAATCTTGGGGAGTAAGAGGACACTATAGGACACTAAAAAGTGGAAAAAAAGTATTTGTCAAAGCATATACAAAAGGAAATAAGATTAATTATAAATCTAAAGACTATAAATTATCTTAGAGTAAATAATGCTTTTTATAAAAATGCTATGAATGTTTCTATAGATAGTAAAGTGCTTCTTCCTATTGCTTTGTATTTTGAATAGAATTTCGTATATTATTTATTCTAGATTGAGAGTTAGATACTTTTTCTTCTAGCTCTCTTTGAAATTTAATACTTTTTTCAGTATATTTACTATTTTCAGTGTTATATATATTATTTTCTATTTTAGTTAATTGTTTATCCATAATGTTGTAAATTCTTTTTATAAATGACATAAAATCACTTCCTTAAACTGTAATTAACTATATATTACTATAATAATCATAAAAAGTGAATGTTATACTACTAAATTTAAAAAGTTAGGCCTTCAGCCTTTTATTTTTTAGCCACTAAGCGAACATATATTCAAGCAAGAAAGGGAAAATATAATGGAATATGAAAAACTTATGATTAAATATGATAAACACGTAAAAGTTAAAGAAAAGCCTCTAAAGTATGGATTTAAAGGTTTATATAAAAATAAAAAAATAATAATAGATTCTAATATAGAAACAAATAAGGAAAAGACTTGTATACTTGCTGAAGAGCTTGGACATCATTTTACTAGTTATGGAGATATAATTGACCAAAGCGATATAAGAAACGTTAAACAAGAGCTTAGAGCACGTGCCTGGGCATATGAAAGACTTGTTGGAATAGTTGATTTAATTAATGCTCATAAAGCTGGTGTTAGGGGCAGATATGAACTTGCAGAATTTTTAGAAATTCCAGAATGGTTTTTACTAGAAGCTATCGAATATTATAAGAGTAAGTATGGTACATGCTATAAAATTGATAACTATTTAATATACTTCTCTCCTAATTTTGGAATAATGGAATTTTTTTAGTCAATAATATACAGCGAGGTGATATAAATGAATGTTGCTATCTATGCAAGAAAATCAAAAGCCACTAAAAAAGGTGAATCTATTTCTAATCAAATAGAACTTTGTAAAAAATATTTTCTGAATACAACAAATGAAGATGTTAATTTTCTTATCTATGAAGATGAAGGCTGGTCTGGTGGAAATATTAATAGGCCCCAGTTCACTAAAATGATGAATGATGCGAAATTAAAAAGATTCTCTGCTCTTATATGCTATAGATTAGATAGAATTGCTCGTAATGTAGCTGACTTTTCTTCTACTTATAAAATATTAGAAGAAAGTAATATAGCTTTTATAAGTATAACAGAGCAGTTTGACACCAGCACTATAATGGGTAGAGCTATGATTAATATTAGTGCTACATTTGCACAAATTGAAAGGGAGACTATAGCTGAACGTATAAAGGATAATATGCTTGAGCTATCTCGTACTGGTAGATGGTTAGGTGGTACTCCTCCTCTGGGTTTTAAATCAGTTCAAATAACAGAAAATAATAAGAGAATGTATAAATTAGAAGTTGTTGAGGAAGAAATTGAAATAGTAAGGCTCATATATAAGCTATATCCCGAATATAAGAGCACTGTTCCCATAGCAAGGTATTTAGTCTCTAATTATATAAAAGGAAAAAATGGGGGCGATTTTAGCAGAAATACAGTACTGCAAATATTAAAGAATCCTGTTTACTGTTGTTCTGATGAAAATGCAATAAAATATTTCGAATCTAAAGGTTCAACTCTTAATTGTAGTGAAAATAATAAATATGGTCTAATGGTCTATAATAAAAGAAAAGGTGGAAAGAAGGAAAATCCTATTGAAGAATGGATTATTGCTACCGGTAAACATCCTGGTATTATTCCTGGAGCTGAATGGGTAGAGTGTCAAAATATTTTATCAGAAATTTCAAGTAAAACATCCCCAAGAAAAGCTACTGGCAATAAATTTTTATTAAGTGGAATGTTAAAATGTTCAAGATGTGGTTCTAGTATGTGCTCTTGGAGTAGAACATCTAAAGGTATCTATTATAGAAGTTATAGGTGTGAATTAAAAAATAGATCTTCTAATAGATGTGACTCAAAAATGGTCAATGCTGATGAGCTTGAACAATTTGTCATAGATTTATGTAAAAATATTAATATTGAAGATATTATTAATATTAAAAGAACAAAAAATAATAATGCTTCATTAAAAAGAGAACTAACATCATTAAATAAAAATCTTAATGAAAATGATAAATTGCTTCAAGGCCTTATTAAAAAATTAGCATTAATAGATGATATTGATGTTCTGTCCATGATCCAAACAGAAATAAAAAAAATAAAAACTGAAAATGATAATATTAATAAAAGAATAAATGAAATTAATATTTCTATGTTTGATGTTGAAGATGAAGAAAATAAAAAACAACTACTTTTAGAAAGTCATAAACTTTTTATAAATACAATTGATTTAATTGAAGATGTTGAAGCTAAAAGAAATTTAATAATGAACTTTATTGAGTATTTTACCTATGACAGCGAAACAAATGAAGTTGGATATAAACTAAGGTTGTAG